TACCACCTGAAGCATTGGCCGTCACAGTAATTGCAGAATCACTGAAACCAAATATCGAACTTACGAGTGTGAATAGTTTTGCACCATCAGCGTGAATGTCATCTACTATAATATAAGTAGTAGTAATGATGTCTCCATCCAACAGTGACTTCCCTAATAACCCATCACCAAAGTATATCTCAACGAATCCGTCTTCATTCTCTTGTGTATAATAGACTGTTGATGTTGTCTTAATGTTTGAAATATTTGTTGAAAGTGTAAATGTTGTTGATACACCTCCTGAATTAACTGACACTTGGAGCCTACTTCGGTCTACTCGAGCGTTAGATAAAACGAACTTGGGATTCGATAATTGGTTATCAAATACAAATTGATCTGAAGCATATGTACCCTGCACAATGGGGACACTTGCATAAGTGTAAGTGCCCGCACTGCCTGTTGGGTTCACAGTAGATGGTACAACAAAGTTGTATGTTTTACCATCGTAAACTGTAGAGAACATACTTCCTCTACCTAACTGCATCTGACTTATTGTCGGGTAAGTATCGTCTGCATTTTGAACATTATTAAGTGTTAGATCGATGATTGCACTTGAAGCTGTCTCGGATGCTGGAATGAATCCTAAATCCTTTGCACGAGATACAACGTTCTTTCTGATTTGTGCAGAGTCCAAGAATAGTTCTGAACCTGCGATGTTTGTGTTTACTGCACCAATGTGTGATGAATATGCAAGAAGATCGACCAACACTGCTAGTGTAGACCCTTCGAAGTCATAGTCCTTTAAAGTCTCTTGACCTGATAGGTAAGTTTTTAGATTGGTTGCGATTGAATCGAAATCCAAATCTGTTACATTAATTTGTGAGCTCTTAATTGCCATTATCGTGTCCTAGTTACAGTGAAGTCAACTTGTTGTTGTCTTGTACCATTCTTAATTGCGTAATAAATGGTAATGTTAAGTTCGTTAGAGTCTTCATTAGTTAAGATGACTTTCACATTCTCGACTCTAGGTTCGAATGCTTCGATGGTCTCTTTCAATCTAGTCTGAACCTTTTTCAACTTCCTCGAAGTGTTTAGGTCAAACAACATATCTCTAACAGACCCACCAAAGTTTGGTTTGAACGGTCTCTCGTAGTGATTCGTCAATACGATGTTCTTCACAGATCGTTTAACGGCATCTGCATCAGTCTTGACGGTTACATCTCCAGTGACAGGATGTGCTTTGAAAAACAAATCCAAATCTCTCCACTCTTGTTTAGTTGCAACAATCTTTGCTTCGTTTACTATATCTGTTTGTATTGCCATATATCTATTTATACCATGAAGAGTTGTTCTAAATTAGAATTAACGAAACATCTTTGGTAATTCCACTATTAAATTCAGCTGCAGTTAAGGGGGGTGTGGTAAAAGTCACCTGGCCACCTGATATAGTTATCCCCGAAGTGATCTTAACCCCATCAAGAAACACTTGTAGTGTACCTGTTCCACTGGAAACAGAGAATACAGTCTGTTCAGTGTCATCCGATAACTTCTTGAAAAAGGTTCCTGTGTCATCTCCTCTATCTGCAACATAAGTGTTTTCCTTCGGCACTAGTTTTTCTACACCCATCACTCCTGCAATTGCACCGATACTTGGAATAGCTGGTGGGAACCCGATCAATCCTAATAGATCACACAATGTAAAGAAGATGGGTTCGAAGATTGCACCAAGTCCTATTGCACTGAAGAATTTCTTGACTATTACTACCCAATCGAAGAGTAACTTCTTTTGCCAGTTAGCAACAAAGTCTTTAAGAGCAAGTTTCATTTCCACAACTTCTTCTTCAATAGACTTAACAGTAGTATCTATCTTACCACCAATGATTGTCATTATGTCGAAACCGAATAATTTAATCTCACCGATTGCATCGGTTATGGATGTACCGATTTCAGTTAACTCTTTCATTAATTTTTCTTTTGCATCGGGAAGCAAGTTCGGGTCTTGAAGTTTTTTAATTATCTCATCTCGTTTCTTTGCAAGGGATTTGATCTTTGCATCAACCAATGCACCCACATCTATCTCTCCAAGCAATGCTCCTAGATCGGGTAATCCTAAAGTACTCCATATCACACTGAACATGGATATCAACGAACCGAATGCTGCGAACAGTCCTTTGGTTAGAAACTCTTGTATCTTTATTTTGATGTACTGCCAAGTCACCTTTGCTTTCCACTCATCACACTGGACACCAAACTGGGAACCCCACCCTCTCATATTTTCAGGGAGTAGTTTATAGAACTTGTCTACAATTTGACTTTTTGCTGAGGTAAGTTTTTCCATCTCTGCTTTAAACTCTTCTGCAGTCATCTTCCCATCTTTTAGGTCGGTCTTAAGTTTGTCCAACTTCGTTTTCCACTCAGCTGACATACCTGAAATTTGGTCTTGCAGTTCTTTTTGATAAGCAGGGGTAAACAGTTTAGTGATATCAATACTAAGTCCAAAGATAGGAAAGGTTAAACCAATCGGTATGATCTTTGTGATTAACTCTGCAACCTTTGTGGGAACATAGATATGAAACTCTTGTATGAATTCGGTGATTGCATCATTAGCTTCTTTCTGCCAGTTGCGAGTTTGCCCCTTCTTCCAATATGGAGAGAGTATTCCCGAAATGGTTTCTATGAAATCTTCAATGGTTTTGATGAGGTCTTCGATCTGTTCTTTAACTTCGGCAGTCAACTCCTCACCCATCTTGACCATCTCAACTTTTAACTTGCTGGGAATCTGTGCAATCTTATTGATAGCATTAGTCAAGTCTTCTTTAGTTGGGAGAGAGAAGATGTCGTCATTCGGACAAGCGAATGATGTATCGATTTTAACTGTGAATGCCATTATGAGTTCAGTTTCACTACGGTTCCTGTTAGACTTATTTCAGGAGCTATGATAGATAAATTCTTTATTGATGTAATATCGGTTGTCCCAGTCACATCTGCCTTTAAGTTCCCACCAACCGACACCGTGGCATCCTTGCCAATCGCCACAGTGGCATCACCACCAATGGTTATGTTGACATTACCACCAACCCAAAGTTCATCGTCTTTAAGGATTGCAGTATAATTATCGTTTACGATTCGAGTTACCTGAGAGCCATCAGGATGAATTTCGTGGAAGGTTCCTGAACGGTGTTCTATTGCAAGTCTTTCGACACCTAGTGTATCATCTATTTCTATGACATGACCTGACTCGGACTGTATAACCTTGTTGTACGGATAGACTGGTTTTGCTTTAGAGGGTATACCCTTTGCACTAGTAGTGTCTCGATCTGTATAAGTTCCAGTCCCAGTCGCAAAACTTGACAAGTCAGACTTATCGGTGTATAATGGATAGTAGGGAAGATCGTCTGTCGTTAGAGTTGGTTCAGTAATCGTGGAACCAGTTCCATCGTATTTATATTCTCTTGACTCGTAAATTTTTGGTGCAGTGTCTAATGCAGTGGTAAGACCGAATCCTCTAGTAGATGCCTGAGATGGATTAGGCCCGTCTGAAGTTCCCTTATAAGTAGATGTCGTCAATCTTCTTGGGTCATTGAATCCCTTATCAACAGTTCGTGTCAACTGTTTACTTTCAACACCCTCTTTGTATCCTGACTGTGGGATACCCGAAGAAGCCCCCATGATAACTGGTTGTTGACATAGGTCTCCATCTCTGAAAAATCCAAAGACCGTAGACCCCTCCACAAGACCGTGTTGTGTACCAAAACCCGATAACCCTGCAGAGGTAGTTGGTAATAACACTTGGGCCCAAGGCAAGTCGGGTGTTGCAATCCTTTGTTTATCATCAGTGTGGATACCGTGAATACGTACACGAACCCTACCTACTTTAAGTGGGTCTTGTCTGTCCTCAACGATTCCATAAAAGGTCTTCATCATGTTTGTTGTTCCTTGATTAACGAAGCAGGTTTATGATCAGCAACCTTTTTTGCATAACTTTCTTTGACACACTCTAAGTGTGACACTCCTCTCTTTGTGAGGGGGTTGATATCAATACACTGATCTATAACCAAATACCTATCGTCATTTAGTTGGTCTGAAGTGTCATCATTAGCGTTCTGCGATTCAGGAGATGGTAGGTTTAATACGATGACGGTGCCGACAGTTAAATCCGTTCGAGCAGGAATTGTAATTAGAATACGATGTTGTTGTAAGTTCTCCATCAATGCTCGTCTCTCTAGAACTGCATTGTCTTTGAAATTCTGTCCTAGGAATGCCTCCGCTCCTGTTACTACAGTCCCATTGGTGAAGTCATGGTTAGAATTATTCGTATACAACACTACACTCTCAAATGATTTGTTGATTGGGAGGTCTGCGTCTATTTGATCGATATTAGGAGAGTCATTCGGGTCTGTGAGAATCCCAGGCTTTCCAATAATCTCCAGTTCACCAGTCATAACTAATGGATGACCTGAGACATGATCTCCTTTCGTGTAAGACTCTTCGAGATCGAATACAACATCCTGTTCAAGTTTTCGTAATGGGTCGTACACCTTCATTGACGATGCATATGCACCACCGACAGTTCCTTGTAATGTATCAAACATTTGAGGTTTACTGAATGCAATTATCTGAGTGTTTGAACCATCAGGCGCATTCAAATCCTTGTTATCTGTATTGGAATCACTCCTTGGTTTATATGAGAATTCTAATGGAAACTCTTGTTGTGTTAATGTGTCGATACTGGCAAATCTAAATCCACCGTTAAGTGTTTGAAACAAGAACATACCATTCTTAGTATGAGTGTCATTACCTTTTGAAGCCTGCGAAACAAAGTGATCTGCTAGTCTTGCAATCGTCCAGCTGGGACTGATAAATTGGAAATTGTCGGGAGTAGTTTGTTCCCACAAATCTATATCTGTTTTGGGAATGTTGAGACCATATTTACTATCGGTGAAGAGTCCCACTAACATATCAGTGTATGACCCTCTAAGGGTTTGACTGAGTCGTTGTCTTCTTGCACGAAACATTCTAGGGTCACACATCTTGATAAGATATGATTGTGTACTGTCCTTAATTCGTTCTAGGTTGGACACCTTGTACACTCTGAACACTTTGTCGATTGAGTCTTTAGTCGAAGCAGCTTGGCCTGAACCTTCCTGTTGTTTGAATGAGATTCTAACCGTCTCCTGGCCAGTAAACCTAAAGTTCTTTAAAACATTAAGTCCGTCCATCACTGCAATATCTCCAGTAACAAATTTACTATAGATAGATTCGTAGAGTCTAACTCCCATTGACAACATTGATATGTCGAGTGCATCACCATATTGATTTACAATGGTAATGGCTTCAATGTTTACACCACCTTGTTGTTTATCTTTCTCAGCCATTTGACATCACACGTTCAAATTCCGATACAACCCTTTTAATCTTCTCGGGTCTAATGATTTTAATTTTCCGTTTTGCTTCGTTAACATCCCATGCTTCAGTGTAGTGTGATACTGCAGAGTATACTGGTGGATTTCCAGCATCCTGATAATTTCTTTTAATCTTATCTGCATTCACATAATACGAAGTTGAATCTCTATGATCTGCAACAGAGTGAACTGTGAATGCTTTTGTACTTGCTGACCCTGTCACGACATCGGCAGGTGCAAACTTGTGACCGTCTACGGTTATCGATTTATAGGTAGGATTAACACGAGTGACTCGACCAATCTTTAACCCAGTCGAATCCGTAATCTTTTCGCCGATCTCGAATCCAACAATATTGGCTGCTTCGGTGATTAATTGTGAAGGTTGACTTGCAAACAATGTCTGACCTTTGAATCGATCATTTAGATAAGCTTCAAATGTCTCAGTGTCCATATGCCAATCGTAATAGTTTTCTAACTCATTGACTAGGAAGAATGTCCAATGTAGATCACCATCACCATATAGTTTTGATGCAACCACATCGGGTCTCTCACCATCTTGTAGTTCATAATAAGTGTAATCGATGATGCTGTTTACTGCACTCTTTTCTATGGTAGACTTTCTGAAGAAGTCTTTAATGGTAACAATCTTACCAGTGTTAAGTGTATACTGTATTTCGGGGAAATTTTGAAATAGTTGATTAGCCATTATCCTTTACCTCCTACGAATGCAGATATCTTCTGATAGTTATCTTGTGACATAATTTCCATCTCTGTAAATCCAATTGTCATCTTTGTGCTAAGAGGTTGACCACCTTCAAACACTGCGAACTTCTGTCCATTGAAGTGATCTACGTCACACTTAGTGCAAACCATTTCTAGATAACCATCTAGTGTT